GATTCAAGAACTACCAACCGTATCTACCGGCGCAAGGCGGAGATCATTAAACCAACAAGATAGGAGAAGGCTCAATGAATAAAAATGTGATTATTATACCATTAATATTGCTTGCGGCGTGTGCCCAGCAGAGAGCACCTGAAGTGATCGAGGGTAACGCCGAGGGCGTTGTCGTCAGTTGGGCTCGGGCGGATAGCGTGAAAGGTGCGCTGGGTGTCGCCGACAATTACTGCAAACAGTACGGGAAGAAAGCCCGTTACGTCGGGAAAGTGACAGATTTCCAACTGTCCTACGACTGCGTGAAAGCAACTCGCTAATAGTACACTTTCAGTTCTATAGTACACTCAAACTTTTCGAGCCTTCGGAAACTGGCTCTGAGTGGTCGGGGCGAGAGGATTTGAACCTCCGACCCCCAGTCCCCCAGTGTGGTTGGCTTTACTGCTAAATGTCAGACAGCTCAGGATGTTAACCGGTGTAGGGTGTACTATAGAATTTTTGAGCACCAACCGGAAACACAAGGTTTTCTGCGGGTTTCGTTTTTCTCAATAGTACACTTATCGCCCGCGCGCGGCCCACGTTTTCTTTATGAAAGCTTGGCACGCATCGAGCTGCAATCCTACCTGCTCGGCGTCGCCTGAGAAGTCGAAGAGAGATTCAGCAGCAACCCCATGCGTTCCACGAAGTCCGGTGTCTTCCTTGGCTGCATCACGTCCGCCGGTGGTTCCGGTAATTGACACGCAAGTTTCGGCGCTGGCTCGCATCCGCTTAGCATCAGCGAGCTTACGATTAAGGTTAGCAATGTTGTTCTGGTAGTCACGGGATACCTCCGTTGTGAGTTTCTTGTCTTTCTCGCACTGTTCGATTAGAGCCTCAGCCTGCGCTTTGAGCGCCGATTTGTGCAGCTCATTGATGCGATAGACGTCTAGTTTATGAGCGCCCAACGCAAGTAGTGCTGTAACAATTGCCGCTAGAATCGGCTGCCAGTATTTAATCAACAGGCTTAGAATCGGCATACTTCCTCTTCAGCCAATAGATTGCTACGTGACTGCTACCGACGATAGCGCCGTAAGCAGTAAATAAATCCCAGCTCAGGCTGGGGTGGGTGAGTACGACCTTTGTCATCACGGCGTTCGATACGTGCATCCAGATTTTAGTTGCAGACAAACGACCGCTCTTTTCATCTGTAAGAAGATCGAGTACGCACACTTGGTATTTGCCGAGGGTGATCATACGATAGTGCCTCCTGCTTGCAGGTATGCTTCGCGCAGACGTTCTATATTGTTTTCATGTTGCCCATAGCCTGCACCGGGAAAGCTTGCCCAGATGTTTTTGCACCGTAAGACAGCTTGGTCGAACATACCGGCTTCGATGTCGGGAATCGCGTTGCGCTCCCTGATCTGCTGTATCGCTATCGCATCCTGCGACGCTGGCGAGAAGTCAGGTAGGTTGAGTTGTTTCTTGTACGCATCGTAGTACCGTTTTAAAAGCTGATACCGGCCTGCGGCAGTGGACTTCATCGCTTTATTGTAGACTCTTGGGTGATCGGCGTAGCTTGTGAATAAAAGCGGTTTTGAAGGAGTAGAGCCCACCAGCACATTATAGCCGTTATCGGAAACGGCCAATAAATCTGGCCCTATCTCGCTGGAAGCGATCATATCCAGAAACGCTTTGAGGTTGGCGCTGATCATTTCCTAAGCTCAACACGGCTCAGGCGCACATCAAGAGCCTGTACTGCCTGCTCGTGCCGTGCGAGGTTGACCTGCGTCTGCGAGTTGTTCTTAATCCAGTCCTCTATTGACTGTACGCGCGTATCGAGTTTTGCCGCGCCCCAGATAATCGCCGAGGTCTGCATGATAACGGCAAGGATAAAAACAATCGGCACCGAACGAGATATGTGCCAAGGCTCGGTGGTCTTCCTCTTCCGCATGGTGTTAAGTTCCTGAGTATAGTTTGAAAGGGTTTACCGTAAATACAAACGCGGCCTTGTCTTCGGCGCTTTTATGTATCTTCCAACCGATGCGCACACGAATACAACGGCGAGAGCCGAACACCGTGTAAGGTTTAATCCAATAGTATTCCCAAAAACGCGGACGTTTCAGGCGTAGAACTTCGTAAAACCCACCGGCGATTTTATCTCCGATATCTTCGTCCCCGCTAATAACGTAAGGTAACGCCCCCACGGCGAGGTACTTCGTGTGCAGGTTATTGACCGGGTTGCGCCACACAAGCCACAGCCATTCCTGCCAGTATCCCTTTGTGGGGTACGCGAAATGATTATTTGCCCTACCCCATTTCGCGTTCCCAAAAATAGTGCTGCGACCGTCCCAGCGGGTTAGCAGCAGCACCGAGACAACGGGAACTGAGACGATGATCGCCGGTACACATACCAACGCGAAAATCAGGAAAGATAAGAGACAACGCCTAAGCATCCGCCGGCTCCGGTGTGTTGCCTTCCGCGAGCCATTCTAGGTATTTTTTGTAATCGGTGTTTGCTTCGTCTGCCGGAATGAACGCGTTATCGTTTAAGCGCAATATGCAGTCTGGGTTGCTAGTTAGCCTGTACATGGTCACAACTCCGCTGATGCAGCCCAACCACCATCAAACATATAGACCTGATTTGCTGTGGAAGTTGCTGTAGAATAAACCGTGAATGTATCTTGGTTTGTAGAAATTGAAGCGCCGGTCATGGCTGTCCAAGAACCGTTGTAAAAAGCTAAAGCGCCAGCCGTGGCAGTAGTTCCCGGGCGATACAGTGTAATTGTCGGTGTAGCGCGTTTCTTTGTTCTAAACTGCACTGCAGGTGTACGTAGGTTATTCGCGACATAAGCTAACACGCCGTTGGAACCACCGTTCCAAAAACTGGCCGACCCGTCGGCGGGTGCAGTCGCATAATCAAAGCCTTTCTCATAGTAGCGTTCGCAACGCTTCAGAGTATTGTCAAAACCTATATTTTCAAACGGCGTTGCTACTGAACCGATCTCTAGTTGTACGCCAGTGAAGTAGACGTTATCGTCAGCGCCAGCGGTACCGGAAGGTGTATAACCTAACTGCACCGCGAGCTGCGTGGTGTTAGAAGGCACCGTTGCTGTGTACGTGAATTGCTGGAAAGATGTAGTGAGTGCTGCGGTTGAGCTGATGACCAAGGACTGCCCCGTCCAAGAACCGTTAATGGCATTTTGCGCAGACTGGTCCGCGCCAGTACCGACATAAAGTGTAACGTTAAGGTTGTTGCTTGCACCAGAGAAGTTGGCGCCACGTTTCGCAAGGAAAGATAGCGTTACCGTTTTACCCGCAAGCGGCACTGAGTTTATGGTTTCTAAAGCCTGTAGCGCCAATATCTGAGTGGTGGACGAAGAACCGTTATTGCGCCCCATCTTTGCGTTGTAGGTGAATCCGCTACCTGCGCTGACAGAGGTGTCTCTGTTAAATATGCCGGCGGCTGCACCACCTTGTACCGCCCATCTATCGGCAGACCCTACCACCGCGCTCGTTGCGAGGGAGTAAGTGGTGCCGCGTTGCCATACGTCGAATCCGCCGTTGATGATAAAGTTGCGGAAACCTGCCAGCTGCCCCCCGTTCATGGAAGCAAGCGCCGTCATGGAGGTGATGTCACCGTTAGCGCCAGACGCGGCGTAGCTACCCGCCGCCTGCGCCCCGATGAGTGAACGGAACGCCGCAGCATTAGCAGCCGGTGCGAGCGTCTGTGTAAAAGCCGAGAACCCAAGTAACGTCAATGCAGTGCTCGCGCTTGCCGCTGTAAACAGGCTGTCTCCGACAGACGTCGCACCCAGTGCCGCACGTGCGAGAGATAGGGTGGAAGCGGCCAGTACAGGTTGCATCGCTGTACTTACGTTTGCCGTTGATACTGCACCTACGATTAGATCGCCGTTCGCATCGAAGCCCAACGTAGAGTTGGCACGTGCGGTCTTGGTTGGGAGTTCTGTAGTTACGCTGGTGCCATCTGAGAGCGGTATCTTGATCGAGCGGTCTACCCGACCTGCGAGCTGCTGAATAAGGATTGTCAACTTGTCAAGCGCAGTGGTTACAACCTGCGCGAAGAACCCACCGGTGTTGGTGATGTTTGTTTTCTGCGTGTTCGGTACGTTGGTCGTGAAGGTGAGTGTTGTACCGGTCGGGGGCGCAGTGACCATTGTGAGGTTGCCGCCGGGGGATACGTTCTGGTCAGCGTTAAGGGCTATCGTGTACTGCGAGGTGCGGGTCTGTATGGTCTCGACGCCGCTCGCGTCTTTGAGCACGACTTTACCGTCGAAGTCGGTGTCGGCAAAAGCCTTGAACGTGAACGGAAATACGGTCTGAACCCCGTTTCCGTTGAACGGCCCTGCTAAACGGTTATCGGTGTTAATGGTCATGCGGAGTCCCTCGTGTAAGCAATCATGACCGAAAGCTCACAGAGTACGCACACCCGAAACTATTTCGGCGGAGCTCCGGTAAGCAGTGTGAGTGGGTTGTTTGTGCGACCGTCCGAGAGCGCGGCGATACCGTCTATTGTGCGGTTAATCTGCGTTGATGGCAGGTGCATGGTGACGCCGGCAACGTTGATGACAGAACGCATCAACGCCCTGTCGAGCTCACCTTGGCCTACCTGCTGGCCGAGCTTGTCTATTTCTTGGAAGAACCGCAACCCGGCGGGGCCTCCGTATGCAGAGTCGAACTGCTGGACGCCAACAGCTTTTTGTACCGCACCGGTCACTTCACGAAGCCCCACCACCGTACCGAGCATGTAGCTTATCTGATCGTTAGCCAGTTTCTTTGCCAACTTTTCCGGGTCGTCCCAGTCATCCCCACCGGTAAGCGCAGCTTTAAGGAGCGTGCCCAGCGCAGCCGGTATGCTGTAAAGCAACAGGTAATCGCCACCTAAACGCATCACGGACAGAGGGTCTTTGAAGTCTGTCTTTTTTGCAGCTTCGACCGACAGGTTGTACGTGGACGAGAAGTAACCATAGAAGGTGGTGAGCAGTTTGCGAACGGGACCGCCGCGCTGGATAGCTGCGAGGTCTTTGATCTGCCCGCCGCTTTGTGAGTCCAACACCGCTTGGTCTGCCAGAGCCACAGCACGCGCGTCTTCGTTACCATCGACAAGCGCCTTCTGGTAAGCACCCCACCATGTTGGGGTGTCGACTGCGAGCTGGGTGAGTGCTAACGGGAAGAACATGGCACGGTCAACTGCAGCACGCGTCTCGGTCTTGCCTTGCACCCTGCTTCGTATTTCGTTTATCTCGCGCAGCTGAGTCTGCGAACGCAAGCGCATAAATTCTGATTTCTCGTGTATCGTTCGTGCTAACGCACGCGGGTTACGCGCCCATTCACCAACCCCCATCGCGACCCACTTCGGACCGATACGCACCATAGACTGCGTGACGCCGGTGGTGTTGATGATGGAGTTCATGATGTTAAAGCCCATGCTCGCAACCATCGAGCCTGTACGCAAAGAGCCAAGCACTTTCTCCAACGCGTCGTTGGCGGGCATCTCACCGGCTGCGATATCGGTGATCGCGGACTTGAACTGACCGACAACCTCGGCGCCGTAACGTGACCGGATGGCGTTGTCGAGCGAACGGCTGCGCATCAGGCGGTTAGCGTCGATCAACCACTCATGCCACGATAAATCGTGGATAACCTCGTTGACACCTTGGAAAAGGCCATCGAGCGAGTAAAGCAACGGACGATTCTTTACCTCGTCGGCACGCGCCTTGGTAAAGCTGCGACGTGTGGTCGAGCTGGTGAAAGCGCCACGTAGCTGCTGTTTTGCTGTCTCGGCATCATTGAACTGCTCTGCTGCAGCACTACGACGGCTATCGTACTTGATAGGATAGTAACCTCCTCGGTATTCGCCAAACTTAGTGGTGACAGGGTGAGGCTCGACCCAGTTCGGCTCTTTGCCGTAAATTCTTTTTTCTTTTGCTGCAATCTGCGGCCGATATGTCTCAAAGAAATCCCAGACCTTTTGTGCAAAATCCCAGTCCTCTTTTGTCAGGCTATCAAGCACCGGTGCGATCTGTTGCGGCGTCCAACCTTCGCCGTCTAACAGGCGCTGGTAGTTACCGAGGTTACCCATGTTGAGGGCTATGCCGATACGTTCCTCGCGGTTCAAACTGCGACCAATAGTGTCGAAGTAAATTCCCTTCCCACCCATTTTACCGGCCTTAACAACCGGTGTGACGATACCGGCTAGGTTCTTGGTTGCTTCCTCGCGCATGGACGCTTCGCGGTCGCCCGCTTCATTCATGGTGCGCACGAAGGTTTCCCACATTGGCCCGCCGTCTTTGAAACCATCCAGCTCGCGCACGAGGCTTGACACCTTCCGGTGGGAAGCAAGGAAACCTTTGAACAATCGGATAGCTCGATCAGTGTTATTCGCCCGGGTCTGGTTGTTGGCGACCTTACCCCCGGCTTCAGCTTCGATGGACTGAACCAAACGCTCAACGGTCGTTGCGAAATCCCGGTTATCTTTAGCGGTCAGCAGTTTGTTCTTCAACCGGCCGAGGTGCTCGATCTGGCGAACAGTATCGAGTAGCCCGCGCATCTCTTCAACCGTCATATCCTTGTAGTGTTTGCGGTTGGCTTCGTCGAGAATAGCCGGGTCGATCTCCGGCTCTAAACCCATAGCTTCTTGGTCTGCGACCCATGCAGCGAGCGATTTGCGTTTGTCGATCGCTTTAAGCGAAACGTTCTTGCGCAGGTCGAAACGGTCGAGCAGCGCGTCGATCTGGTCGAGGTAATCGGTATCAATACTTTTACGCCGGCTCTCGCTGCTGAACTTCTGCAGGTAACGCAGACCCTTCTCAATGTCAGCTTGTGCGTCATACGCCGCGCGTGTCGCGTAGTTCTGTATCAGCTGGTTACGCTTCTCGACCGCTGCCCGCTGCAAGTCGCCTTCAGCGCGTGCCTTTTCAGAAGCTTTTGCCGCTCTTACTTCCGCAGCGGTGTATTGCGTGGGTTTGAGGTCGCGGATACGCAGACGGTTGACGATGATCTGGGCGTACTCCTTAGCAGCCGACGCAAGGATTTTACGACCACCAACGGCCTTCTGCAACGCGTTCATTTCGGTTGCGATAAACCGTGTGCGGGCTTCGTTGTGTACGGCCGCGTCAGCAGCCCGGGCGATAGTTGTCGGGTCGGTGAGGTCGCCGTAACGTTCCAACATGCGTTGATCGGTGAGCGCCTCGATCTTATCGTTCATGTTCTCGGCTTCAGCCAGCGCCTTGTTCAGATGGTCGCCGGATGTGAAGCCGAACATCTCGGCCACAGCGTCAGCCTCTTCGCCGACTACTTTGCGGCGTTTAAGGAAATTCTTTGCCTGATATACCGGCTCCTGCATCACTTGGTCTGAGACTTCTTTCCGTACCGCTTTGCGTTTGGTGCGGGCATCGCGTTGCAGGTCACGCAGCACACGGCTGCGTTTGTTGCTCAGCCACTTCATGTCACGCAGCGAGCGGGTTTCGAGGTTTGAGATAGCATCTTGCGTCGCTTGGTTTGCGAGCGCCTGATACTCTTTCCACTCAGCTTCGTTCATTCCAGCTTCTTTTGCGTCCTTGAACATCTGCTCGAAGCGTCTGAGCTGTTCGGTTTCTTTGATCTGCTCGGAGCTCGCGAGCATCCGGTCGAACACGCCGCGTACATCGTCGTTCAGCTTCACGTTCAAGTTCTTCATGGACTGGTAGACATTAAGCAGCCATGCCCGGAAACGTTGGAATACGCCGCGCATCTCAATACTTGGGGCGTTGCCCTCAAAAAGATACGCCTCAAACCCCCGTGCAAATTGTTCATGGAATGGTCGTTGTTGTTCGAGCGTCAGCGCGTTCCATGCAGCAAGGTCTTTGACGCCGAACCAGTTAAATACCGTTTCCATGTCGGCTTTAATCTCCGGTGGTGCGTTTTCCTGCAAAGCGATCTTGTTCATGGTCTCGAGGAAGAAGTGGCCGGATTCGTGCAAGAAGGTAGATAGATCGGCCGCTCTAAGTAGGGTAATGGTGCTCGAGCTGGGGTTGAAGCTGCCGCGCATGTCGCCGGTGCCTTGGAATAGTGGCAAGCCCTGCTGGATAGAGTCGCGCATCGCCGGTGTGATGTCGAGAGAGTGGACCGGTACAGCACTTTTGAGTTCTTTGATGAACGCATCTGCTTCGGCTTCTGTCTTGAAATGGCGCTCATTGCTGCCCCATTCGACGGTAACCTCACCGTCTACATCAATGCGAGCGCGGATTTCCTCTTCCACTCCGTAACCGCTACGTATCTTGGTTTGACCAACTTTCCCGCCCCACTTCTTTACCAGCTTGTTAACCATCGAGGGCAACATCTTATCGTAAAAGCCCTTCATGCCTTCGCCGCCGACTTTAAGATCCAAGTCTTCGAGATAGGTGAACTGTCCGTCTTTGCGGCCTGTACCCTGCTCAATCTTATCGGCCATCTCTTTGCCGATGTTATCCACCAGCCATTGCTTGTCGGCTGATTGGTTACTTAATACCTTGGCGTCCTGCTTATCCCATACGGTGACATTATAGAGTTCGCCACGTTTCTGGTACCCGATAGAATTAATGTGTTTCGACAAATCATAACGCTCGGCCTGCTGCTCGCCGGTCGTCCACGCCACGCGGTCGAAGTTATTTTCTACCGCCCACATCAGCGCACGCTTGAAAGCAAGCTCAGGCCATGACGTTTTGAAAGGGGCGTCGGGTACGCCCGAGAGATTAATAGCCTGTTGACGTTGCTTTGCTAAATCTTCAAAACGGGCTTTAATGTCAGGGTTTGCGTTCCATTGCTCCTCCGTCGGCGCGTAGTCCACACCGGGGCGCGAGCGAAACTCCGTCAAGAGAGCGTCTATTTCTCGCTGAACATCATTTACGCTTCTAGCCCCTTCAACTTTATACCCCTTATCCCGTCCCGCTTGGTGCCAGTCGCTTTGCACTTCCTCGATAAACATGACCCGCTTACCGTCGGCGTCTCTACGTTCGTTGAAGCGGATGTGCGCAAGAATGTTGGGCTCGTCGTAGTGGGCAGACTTGTAGTTGCCGGTTGTGCCTCGTGCCTTAGACTGGTCTTCGTAACGCTGTCTTGCGTTAGGGCCAAGTTCTTCCCAGTTGTCACCAGCCAATTCAGCCAACTCTCGCGCTGTTGCGCGTGGTCTCCCGTTTGTATTCTCTGGCAACGTCATCAGCAGCTCGCGGTAATTCTCACCGCCGGGTAGGGTGTACTTCTCGAACTTGGTTTCACCGCCAGCAGCAAGCGGTCCCATAACGTCCGCTGGTCGATCTTCAAGTTCTGCCAATAGGTCTTCGTCTTCCTGCGATATTTGAGGTTGTTTTAATACCTCCTCGACTCTGATTGCGGTTGCCCGCAAATAGTCGAGTACCTGTTCCTTAGTGACACTGCCTTTCTGCTCTTTCAGCCAGTCCAGCACACCCGTCCAGTCAATCTCTTCCTGCTTTACGCCTTTGTTTGTAAGGTTCTTGATGATACCGGCCCACTGTTCCGGCGAGCCTTTCGGCTGATTTAAACTCTCGAGGTTACGTTGCAGGGCGCTGTAGAACTCCGGTTTGTTCTCTGTCGGCGATTGGTAGAACGTGCTGAGCACATCTACTGCACTGTCGTCGAAAATAACGAAATTATAGCCGTTCTCGCCGCGCTTTCCTTTCTGCATATCCGCAGGATATTTAAGGCCGCGTATGCCAAGGGAATTGAGATACCGCGACGCTTTCTCGGGGGACCCCAGTGCGTTTTGCAACTGCCGGTAATACTGACCCCCTACAATGGTTTTACTCGACGTCTCGGCAACACCGAGCGCGTCTTTCACGGACTGGGGTTGATCGGCCAGTGGTTTATCCCATTGCAACAGCACATCGTCATTAGGGATTTCTACTTGGTAGACCTGCCCAGCACCGGTGTCGGCCTGATCAATAACGCCGAGGTCGTACTCCGCGTTCTCGCGCTCGGCGGGGTCTAAGTCCTCGCGGGCAAGGTACGACTCCAATTCTTTAATTGCACGTGCCGGGTCGGACTGGGCAACCGGCGCGAGCGACTGGCCCAGTGAAGAGCGCAACAGCTCCGTGTCTATACCCTTCTGCGTGGTGGACTGACGATAAAACTCGGCAATATCCTTGTTCGTTGTGAAGTACAGCCCCCAGCCATAGGCTTGAGCACCTTCACCTTTGCCGATATGGTCCAGTGTGAATTTGCTGAACTTATAAGGCGAGCCGTGGAACACGGATTGGTCGAGTTGCGGACCTGTCGTCGCTTCGGCTTGAATTTTCACAGGGTGTTGAATGAACAGCTCTTCGGGCGTCATACCGAGGCGAGCTGCCTGTACCGAGTAGAAGTTCGCCATAAGTGACGCGTAAGGCGCGTTGACGTCTGCCGTAAAGCGATTTGCTTCGCCTAGCTGCCCAAGCACGTTGTCGTACACCTTGTCGCGCGACGCTTTGAAAGTGTCATCACCTTGCTTATCTGCGAGTACCTTTTCAACTTCACTCTGCAGTTGGTCGCCCTGTGTCTGCAAGAACTCGGCTGCCTGTTTACGAGACATCCCCTCCGGGTCAGTCCGCAAATGGTCGACAAGGGACTGCCCAAGTTCAGTGCCGGCAAGAGCTGTGGCAAACTCTGAAACCGGGATGCGAACGTCAGTACCTGACGTCAGCGCGTTCGGTATCTGTAACGCCGCGCTCGGGGAGGCCTGAGCCAGTGCGTTGATATCAATTCCCGATTGCGAAAGTTCGTTTAAGTCTATGTAAACATCCTGCACAACGCCGTTCTCGTTGGCGGCATCTATGAACCTTTTGAAGTTTTCGGGGTCGCGCTGTTTTATCTTAGACGCAGCAGCCAACTGGTTCAGTTGCTCAAAGGCTTTCGCGTTCGCGTCTGCACGTGCTGCTTTCTCATATTCACCGTTCAGCCGGTAAACGAGTTCGTTTGCTCCACCAAAGAGTGCAGAAGGCACAAGCGTTGCAAGTGCCGTCTGGTAGGCTGCTTCTGGACGCTCGGCAAAATACTCGCCCCACGTCTTGTCGGGGTTCGCAACGGCTGTGTCGATAGCGTCCTGCATTACCGTAGCCAGTTCCTCACCAGCGAGCTCACGGCCTAAGAACCCCTTGATAAACTCGCCCGCACCTACTTTGCCGAGTTTATCAACAAGAAAACCCATAGGCAGTTTTTCAGTAGCAACCTCGATAGCACCTTCACCGAGTGAACCGATCACTGCTTCTTCTGGCGACGCGCCTCGCGCACGGTACTTAGTGTAGGAATCCGTTTCAGTCTGAAGACCGGCTGCAACCAAAGCCACGTTAGGCTTGCGCGTTGCGATAGAGCCCACCAGACCGGGAAGCATCTGCACAAAGCTGCGACCACCACTGTATAGGCCTTGCGCCGTCGATGACTCGAAAGCTGGGTCAACAAGAAACTGACGAAAGCGTGCCCGTTCTGCCATGAGCTGGGCATCTGCAGATAGGCTGCTCCAACCTAGGGCGTCTGCAAACTGGGCACGGATACCTTGCTTGGTAAGCTCGGCGCCTGTGCCGAGCGCAGAAAAGAGCCCATAGGCAGTCGAGCCTGTGCTTGGTTTAGGGCCGTGCGCTGCTTTGAGCGTACCAAACGCCCCTTCGATCTGTCCCATGTTGTCGATATCGTCGTGGGCGAACTTTGCAAAGTCGACATCAGATAACAAGTCGGCGCTCGCCGGGTAGGCTTTGGCGTACGCATCGAAATCAATGTCGCCAAGCAACGCTTTCTTCTTCATCTCGTCAGGTTGAGCCAGCACCGTATCGACCGGCACGCCGGTGCGTCTTGCTACGCGTTGGGCTTCTGCTTGGGCGTCAGGGTTTGTTTTCACTGCTACGGACAAGCTTGAGCGCATACTGTCCTGCGCCAACGGTTCTCCGGGTGCTTTAGTGCTTAGGTATGAATCAACGGCTGTGTTGAGGTCGAAATCGTCAGCCATTAATAAACTCCTGCCGTCTGCCGGCGGGTAGGTTTAAGCGTCAGCTGGCGCCAGTATACATTCAGGATGTCAGCATCGGTTGGATCTTCAACGCCCCGTGCTTTGAAAGCGTCTTTGATCTTATCTTTAACGTCACCCGGTATGTCGCCGGCTTTCATCTTCAGCATAGGCCCGTTGCTATTCCAGATGTAGCCATCATAGACCGAGGTCTTCGCAAACATGGAATCAACGAACTGTGATACTTCCGCGTCGTTCATCTTCTTGCCGGTAACGCTCTGGGAAGCGAGTATACTGTCGTTAATGAATTTACGGATTGCACCTACACGTTGTGCTTCAGAGCTTGCATCTGCCGGTGTGGGGTCGATACCCATTGTGCGCAACCGGTCGTCAAGCACCAGCTTAACCATCTGCGTATTGAGCGTCCCGGGAGAGTTTGTCCCACCGCTGAGCAGCTCTGCACGTGTGTCGGCAAAATGCTTGAAATCACCCGCAGACAGTTCGGCTCGAAGCGCAAAGAATTGATCATCAGACAAGTTCTGCAGTTCAGAAGGATTACTCGCCAGTTTATTGTAAAGCCACAAGTTCGTGGTGTCGTCGCCTTTAGAAATCCGACTGGCGAAGTCCATCACTTTCGTGACCTCTCCTGCCGGTATTGCACCGCGTATGTCCGCTGGGAGATCAGTAAATCGTCCGCCGTTCGATTGCACTGCACGCATCGCGGTCGCCACGGCTTCTTCTTCCTGCATCTTGACACTCTTCATGAGGTCGTTGTACTGGCGTTCGGTTTCGTCCAGAGCCAGTTTCAGCCCTTCCGGATTGTTAGACCCAACAGTCTTGCGTACTTCCTGCTGCAGCTCGTATAGCGTCGGTTTTGCGTACTGGCCTGAGCCATTGCCAAAAGCCTTCATGTTTTTTTCAACGTAGTCTTGCGTCTCTTTAGGCAAATGCGCCAGCCAGTTTCCAGTACCGGTGCGCCCGCCGCTAACCGAGCCGTCGGGGTTTGTGACTTCTTTGTAAGCACCGTCGGTCTTGGCTTTCTCAATCGCTTCACGCAGTGCACCCGGTCCTGCGTTATACGCAGCATAGGCCATCGGCAAGTTACCGTTAAAATCTTTGAGTTGCTTATCGAAGTAGGCTTTGCCGAGAGCACGATTGTACTCTGGGTCCTCGCGGTAGCGTTTTTCGTCCCACTCCAAACCAGCAAGCTTCGCTGCCTCCGGTGCAGTCCCCGGCATGACTTGCGCAATGCCGATTGCTCCTTTCGGCGACGTGGTGGGTTCGTTCGGCTTTGCGACACTCCCCGGTCCTCCGAACTGTTTACCAGAAGATTCTGAACCTATAGCAATGTTGAACGCTCGTTCGCTGTCGCTTGTAACTATGCGAGGGACTGCTTTATTAACCACGGTAGCGGCCGTATTCATCGCGAGCTTATTGTTCAGCTCTTTAGTTGTTGCGCCACGGGCTTTCAGGATGTCGTCGGCTGTCATGTCCTTTGCAAACTTCTTCAGGTAATCATCTGCAAAAGCCGGGTCGTTTTTCTGCAACGCTGCTGAGACTGCGGTCAGGTGCGCTGCGCTGGTCATCTGGCGTGCCTGCGCCTCCGCCCACGTAGCGGACTTACCCTGCATCTTCGCTGCTTCGTACGCCGACGCCTTGATAGAATCAATATTCTTACTCACTACATCCGGGTTGTTGTAGTTAAGACCGATATCGTTCATTGAGTTTTTAATCGTGCCTTCATGCACCGAAAGCGCATATTCTTTAAACTGCGCTCCTTCGTAGGCCATAGCCTGACCGTGAAAATCAACCAGCGAGTTGTTCGCCCTGAGCATGAACTCGCGGCGTTGCTCGTCATTCCCGAGTTTGCTAGCAATGCTCTCGATAGATTGCTTGTATTTATCGGCGTACTCGTCAGCGAGTGGCTTGCCTTCTGGCCTCTGCAGCGCGTCAACGCCTTTTACGGCTTCGTAGCCTGTGTCTTTGTCATACCGGAGCTTGAACTCCATTTCTTTCGCTTGATTCAACGCATCAGCGATACGAAGCTGGTTAGCTTGTTGCTGGGCGTCGAGCTGGATTTTAGCCAGCTGGCTCCCGCCCGAAACAAGTTTCTGTCCAGCTTCTTCCATCTGCCGGCCTGTGTAAGACGCTTGCTCTACGCTGGGTGCGCCGTTCACTTGCACGTTAGGAAGCGTGGTAGGCGCTACTTGAAAGTTGTCGTACGTCGGAACTCTAGCTGGCATTGCCCCACACCCCGGCTTTCTTCAACAGATACCAGTTAGTGGCTACGCTGCTGGCGTTTGTGAGTAAAGTACCCCCAGCGGCCATCCAAGGATTGATAGCCCCAGCTGAAGCGCGTTTGAAAAGCGCGTCGTTCTTGAAGTTGACGCCTTGTGTGCGGTAGCCCCAAGCACTGCGTGCTGCGTTCGCTGCAATAGTGTTAGCGTCTACTTCACCCAGCACGTCCGTAGTGGTCTGGATGTTGACCGCCGTGTCGCTGCCAAGGTCAATGCCGTTAGCGGCCATAGCAGCTTTTTGCGAACTTTTCACTTTAGCGGTAGTCAATCGCGAAGCTTGCTCTTTGCGTTGCCCAGCTTCGAGCTCGCTTTGTGCGCTGAGCTCGCTGATACGGGCGTTGATGTCTGCAATGTTGGCCTGAGCATTAAGAGCGATCTTGGACGATTTCGCGCCATAATAAGCCCCTACCGTCGAAACCGCAGCGCCAGCCGATTGACCGCCGATAGACGCTGTGGCTAGCGTACTTGCGTCGCACATTGCTATACCTTTGATTTTACAAGACTATAGCTTGCAAGTGTATACCCAAGGTGTTGATATACGCACACCGTGCGCTCTTGGCTTACTCCAGTGCTAACGCCCAGTACCACTTCTTCTGCGCCATTTTCAAAAGCCCATTTCTCGAATGTCTTAACCAGTCGTATCGCCACGGTAGAACCTCTGTGGTCTGGCTTTACAAAAACAACGAGGTCACAGGCGTATTTAAAATCGCTGAAAAAATGGGGCACAAGAACACCGCCGATCATGCCAACCAGTTCGCCATCAAGTTCGGCCACGAACCCACCGCCGTTAGACGCGAGGTGCGCAACAATATTGATCGTCTTCTCGGGCAGAAAATTCTTGTTTCTGAATCGTGGACTCTCGGCATGCATGGCTTCTGCCATAATCAGGACAGCATCTGTGTCGTGGGTAGTGACTGGTCTAATTTTAAGCGCCAATTGCAACCTCTACTGTCATAGACGTGATGGTGAGCGGTAGTGGGTCTGACTGCCGTACGCACACGGCACCGGTATCTCCCCAGTTCGGCGTGAGCACGATTGGTATTTCTTCGCTCTTAAGCGACGGTGGTGTGCCGTACGGTTCGGTGGTGCGCTGTTTCGCTTCTTTCAGTTTATCGAAAGATGGACCTGCAAAAATGCCGCTGGACCGATAGACGCGTAACCACACTTGATTCACGTTCTTTACCCTGCCTTGCCCGAACGCTTCGGCCTCGAAAGCAAGCGGCAGAGTCTGCATATCGGCCGTTATAGGAAGACCTACATGCACGACACTGGCTGCAGGGTCGAGCGTGATAGCACCGCCCGTTACTGTCTGCTGCGGGTAAACTGCGCCGTTTGCAAGGATACTCACCGTCTCGCCTTCTAGATGGCTGATACCCGACGAAATGGTGGTAACGGCCTTGCGTGCTTTGCCTCCGCTCGTGTACGTCGAGAAGCTGGTGCCGTCGATGTTTACTGGTGTGTCATCATCCGACTGTAACTCGAAGGTATTGGCCGTCACGTTAGCAATTCTGTACCGAAGCCCGTTGAGCTGCGTCATGCCAGCGACTTCCAGAATGTCGATCTTATCGCCGTTGCTAAAGCCGTGGGCGTTACAAGTCACGACCACAGGGTTCGCTTTCGTGGCTCCGCTTATTGTTTTTGGGTCGTCGTACGTCGCGCCTGAGTCAACAAAATACGCATCCTGCAACGTTGCAAAGACGCGTGTGTGCAACCGTTCAATATAACGTTTGGTGGCACCATTAATGACGCGTTTGACCACCACATAGAGCGCATCTTCGCTACCTTCTGCCACAACGCAGCACGACTCGAAGTAGCTTTTGCCAGCGAGCGTGTAACTGTCGTGGTGGTGCCACGCGCCGATCTGTTGTTCTGGCACGTAAGTCAGACCGAGCAGATCGCCGCTGCTGCTGGTCGCCCATATAATCGGATACGGGCTTTTCGCGTAAGACATGTCTAGGATGTCGTAGCCGTCAAAGAGGTGTGGCGCACGAAGCGACAAGTCGCCTGACACATACCCGCCCGAACGGAGCGCGTCATAACCAAGTTCGCGTATGTGCCCGCCACGAGCGGCAACATAAATTGCGTTATTATTCACAATAACGAGCTGCACATTGGATGCACCTACGTACGACTGGGGCTTCACCGCAACCGATGTCGGAGTAATCGCGTCAGAGTTTACCGATGTCACTAGCCACTCTGCACTTGATGTGAGCAACAGAAGCTCACGCAACGGTACAATGTGCCGGATGGTGTTTGCCTCACGCGCAGCAACACGGAAGCTGATCGCGTCGTCGTCGCGCGTTGGGATGGAGTAAGCAAGGTTCGACTCAGTGCCGGAGCGTGTCAGCCACAGGTTTTGTGGTTTGTTGGTGGTGCCGGCAAAGCCCCTGCGTTGTTCAAAATAACTGACTGCGCCCGGGTAGTTACCGGCGCCACTGAACGGATTGTTAGGGATAGGCGGCGTCTTGCTGATATCCGCTGTGATGTTGTCGTCGCGGAACGTGAGCGCGTCGGTCTGTCCGATATAGCCGTACAGGCCGTTAGACTGTTTATAAACATTGTAGCGCGACGCGCCAGTTACCGACGCCCAAGTGATGTCGTTGTAGCGGCCGGTGGTGAGCAGGTTGTTCGTGCAGCTTGCGGAGCTCGAGGCAAGCGACTCTTCGATGCCGGTATCACCTACCGCAGTGACCACGTAGCGGTAAGTGGTCGTCGTATCGACTGCGCTTGGAGTTGCCACGACACTTCCCGGTGCTGCAAGGTCAGAAGCAAACGATATGGCAACCAGCGTCCATTTCGTAGCGCCTAAACGCCGGAGTTCGCGCGGGCTGTAGTTCGGATGCACTAACGTAAGCACGTCAGCAGATTGCACGTAGTGGATGTCATAAAGATCAGCTTCGACAAACGGCGTCGGTATCTCGTACGCCGCGCTTGGTAAGGGATACCAATACGTGGCGTTGGGTGGGACTTGGTTGGTGTGTCCTAGGATGCAATAGTAGTTTGTGCCAAGGTAAGATACCAGATCGCCGACAACATAAGCCGTGACGTTCGACCACGCCGCCGGCGAGCCGGCAAGGAGAGTTGCGCCGTTGGTGTGATACCTGAAATACGTATTGCCCATTTCCAGCGAAAACGTTTGGCTGGTGGAATAGGAGAAAGGCATAACGCGCGTGCGTTTGGTCGAGTCCTTTACTTCTCGCACGAAGCTTAGGCCAGCGCGATTAGCCCACGGGCCGTGGGGCAATATAACGCCGTTGCGTGCAAGCGCGAGCCCTGTCTGGAACTTCGCATCGGCAATCTGACCGTAGAACTCTGGTGTTACTTCGCCACCAGCAAATGAGCGAGCGAGCGAGCGAATGTTAGGCATGTTCTACCTCGCAGCAATCCAAGGGACGCTGTGGGTCACCTCGGTCTTTGCCTGACCAGCATCAGATTTCGCTGCCTCTGCAAATTCTCTTTCAAAAATCTTTAGCTGAGCGGACGCCACCGCCATGCCTATTTCACCTTTGAGTACAGGACCCGCGAGGAAATGGGCCAGCAGACGTGCAAGCGCAAGCGTGAAAAGAGGTGAAAATTTATCTGAATCCGTGACGCGTGCAATCCAACGCGCTTCGGCGTCTTCGACGTCTGTTAGAATAAGGTCGTTGCCATCTTCATCCGTTTCAGAAGAGAACGGCTCGGTCTGGTAGACCGAAGGCGCGTAGCTGAAATTCACACCGGTGTAATCGGTGTAGTCAGCTGCAGAGGGGGCGCTGTAGTCGTCACTCGCTCCCGGGGGTAGTACCGCGAAGACGACCAGCGCATTGTTCGGTCGCGCGTAGGAGTAATCCCACTGCGTTGACCCGGATGTCAGGCTTGCAAGTGTTGTGCGTCGTGTAGCAAAACGCCACGGGTGCTTCTCGAGCAACGCGTCACGTGCAATAGGATAGAACCGGGCGCAATGCTCGGCTTGTTCGCTGCCTTCCGGGGGGTCGAAACTGGACACCGTGGCGTCGTCGCCGAGGTGGGCAAGAGCTAAATTCGCAATGTCGACTTCACTTGCCATGTACCGTTTTTCCAAAAAAGAGGGAGTGGAAAATCTCCCTCAGCTACCACCTAAAAGTTATGCGAGCGATTCCTTCTCCGCGTCTTCCAACGCAGCGATCAGGTCAGCTTTCTTCGGACGCCCGTTGAACTGGATGCCTAAGCCTTTTGCTTTCTCGAGCAATTCGTCGTAGGTGGGTTCCTTGCTGGCTACCGCTTCTGCAGGAGCTGCTTTTTCTCCAACGTAAGGTCTGAACCAACTGCCTTTTGCGCCCTCCGGCATGTCAAATACTTCGCCGGGTTCGCGAACTGCCTTGTTGTCGTAACCTTTTGCTGTCGCAATAACTTTCATTTTGATGTCATCCTTTCCAAGTAAAAATGGGCGAGCCCCCGAAAGAGCTCACCCATTTGTCTTATTAGCCTACAGTGAAGCCGTTAGCGTAGTTCACGTACTTCTGGATGTCGTGCGTGAGGAACGCATCGAAAGCACCAGCAGTCAGCGGACCGCTCGCTACGGTGTAACGCACACCGAGGAAGCGTTTGTACGTTGCCGACGGCAGTAATACCGCAGCTACGATGGTACCGGCGGTCGCATAAGTAGCGAAAGCTAGTGCACCAGTGCTGAAGTGAACCACCGGAGAAGAACCAAGACCAGCAGCGGTGTCAGATTCGAGCGTGAAAGTGACAGTCGCGTCAGAGCCGGTATCGGTGCAGGTCGTCTGGGTAGAGATAACTAACCAGATCGGTTCACCGTTACCGATGTCCTGTGTGGCGTTAGCACCGCCAGAAGGGTTGAGGTCAGTGACGTTGGCGCTGATAGCCGTCGAGGTCACCGCCTGTGCGTCAGAAAAAACATTTTGTGTATCAAGTATCATGGAATATCTCCCTTAAAATTAATTAGCCAAGCTGTGACCCGTTGTTACACGGGCCACATCACTCAGGAGCTATTAGGTTACGCGGGTCTCTGCGCTGAGCAGTGCATCGCAGGTGCGAACCGGTACGCCAAAGAATCTTAGCGTTCCGTTACCAACGCTACCCGGCGAAACGTTGCCGAACTGGTTGGTTGAAGGTTCGATTGCGAGTGCCGTGTTCGACTTGTCGAGCGCAGCGATAGAGAGCATCTCTTTCACCGTGCGGTTCGCGTAAAACACTGGCGTACCCATACCCATTGCAGGGATACGAGCCATTGCTTTCAGCATGACTTTCATCAATGCCGTTGCAGCGGTAGACGCTTGGGTGCCGGTTTGCGCGAGCAAGTCGGAAATGTCGACGTTGCAGATACGCACAGCATAGCGCCAGTCACGAACCGTGATGCCGCATTTCCACTGCCAGTGGTCAGCGTACGCGCGGTAGCGTGCGTTGCTGCTGTCGAAAGCATCAAGCAGACCGAGGTCTTCGTGGATAAGACCAGCTTTTGAACCTTTCGGGTACAGGCCGCTGATGGTGTTTGCACCCCAGACGATCAGCCACACCGAGGTGTTGTCCGAACCAGAACCACCGGCGTCGATGATGTTCTGCGCGTTACCTGCGGAGAGCGAAGAGTAACGGGGAGAAAGACCGGTGAAACGTTCCGGGTTGAGCACGCTGTCGCCGTAGAAGAGTGTCGACGCCATCGTCTGGTTCATGCCTTCCAAGAAAGCTTGCGCTTCGGAGAGACGGAACTGTTCGGTGTTGCCGTTCAACTCTACAGCATCTTTGTCAACTTCAGAGCGCGTTTCCAACATACCAACTGCGTCAGTTACCTGAGCACGTTGCGATTTGCTGGGAGGAACGCCTTGATAAAGTTGGCGCCAGATAGCCGTCGGTAAACCGGTGCGGATAGTGGTCTGGTGACCGGTGGCGAGATTGCTCTCAATCCACTTCATGTCAGTCAAGATTTCGTTAGTTTGATTAAGCAGCTCAACGACAGTCGCCGTTTTGCCGTCTGGGTCTAAGGACTTGGCGATATCAAGCAGAGTGACTGCGCCAGCTTTAGGTAATGTTGCCATCTCATGGACTCCTTAACTTGTTAAAACTCACTAATTCTTTTTGCCGTACAACACTTCGGCCGGGTCTTTAGCAGCAGTGCCGCTGGTGTCCCGGGTAACGACTTTGTTGTCTTCGCTAATTGCTTTGCCGAGGCTGTAGAAAAACCGGATGATCTCGGGGTGGTTGCCCAGCCCCGTACCGTTCGGGTTATCTTTCGCGTCGAACTTCCCAAGCAGTGATTTCAGTTTATCGGTGCCGAACGCATCTAAGGCTTTCTTGGCAACCGACAGGTTCTCGCCGAGCTTATCGCCGCCGAGTTCTTTGTCGTTCACCACTTCCTTGCCCCATTTGTCCGTAAGCTCTTGCAACAAGGTGGCTGGCTTCATTGCGACACCATTCGCAACCTCGCTGCCTAATGTTGCAAACTCTTGCGCTGCTTCTTGGCTGAGACCGTGTTTCTTGGCGAGAGCCGTGAACTTCTCCATAGTTTCGGGATTTACAGAAACCCCTTCGACTAAAGCAAAATCCGCGTATTTCTCAGGCACCGTAGATTTCTCTTTGGTGTCTTTCTTCTCGTCAGTCTTATCGGCGTCTTGCTTGTCGCTTTCTTTAGCGGTGTCGCTTTCGCCTTCAGCCTGCTTGGTGCTAGAATCCGTTTGTGCTTCCGTTTTTACTTCAGCATTAACGGTTTCCTGTGACGTCGCACCGGCTTCAGTGTTATTTGCGTCGGTCGTTGTCGTTGCGTTGTCGGTCATTGTGACGTTGCTCCGTTACCATGAGGTTATATTTTTCAGGGGTGTAGGTGTTGAGGAGGTCGAGGTAGACCAGCCCAACGTTACGCGCCCCTTCGCGGAAGAACGTCTCGGAGTTACCCGTGAAGCTCGACCGATATATCCCTGTTCGTTCAAGCAGCCCCCACACTATGCGACGGCCGCGCTTATCACTCATGAGCCACTTGAAATCATCGGTCTCTTGACGGGAGAGTCGACGTGCTTCCTCATCGAGTTCAGCTTTCGTCTTGTCCTGCGCCCTAGTATCCGTTGGGTCATAGTGGTTCATGCTGAAAACTCTAACGAGCTTCCAGTCTGGTACGCACACCAAGACCCGGATTGATTTTAGGTTAAACCTTCTGCGGCTTCTTTCTCAACGCGATGACCACGAAAGTTCTTTGTCGTAAAATGTGGTTTAATTGCCTGCTTAAAGGCCGTCATATCGGTGTTTGGAAGCCCGGTATGGAGTTCACAGCTTAGATACTCAACGCGATCTAATTGCTTGCATTTGGGGATAATGTCCCATTCCGCACCTTCGCAATCTACTTTCAGGAAGCGTATATTTCCCACCATGTCGATGATCTCGTCTAACGACATGCATTTTACTTTTTCTTTTACCGCCCCGTTTACGTCTTTACTGTAATACCCAGAGGTGGAGTAATTCATGTGGGGCAGATATTGGATTTCAATCTCTGGCTTATCCGATACCCCAAAGTTAAAGGCGGTAATATTTGGGTACGCGGCAGCGTTCTTTTTTAAATCTTCAAAGGTTTCCTTGGCTGGCTCGAAAGCGTATACTTTGGCGTTAGGATATTTAGCGGCGGCATAACAAGCAAAAATGCCGATATGTGCGCCGATGTCTACAATGACATCACCGTCTTTAATATCCACGCGGTCAAAGTCGTACACATCCAGCCTGATCTCCTCAAGTATCTGGGCGAATGACTTGCCACTTTGCAGGGCTATCTTCTGACCGCGTACTTCAAACATCAATAATGCTCCCCGGCGGTAGTTCTCCCATTTCCTGCATGAACTCATAATGAGCGCGAAGCAAAGCTTTATGCGCGTCTTTCTGTGCTTGGTTGAGGTCGCCAAACTTAAAACGCCTGAGTGTTGAAAGCACTGGCAAATCCCTTCCTTGCGCGTCTGGGTGTGTGACTTCGCTGCCATCAGGATTGCAAGCGGCAAAATAAATGTCGGTCTTTGGAACGAACAGCACACCAACCATATCCGGCGGATTCGGGCGGTAGGTTTCCGAATCATTGCGGAAGATGTTTAGATGTGTGACCGTAACGCCTTCCGGCGATTCAAGCGGCGTGTCTAGCTGGTAAATTAAACCCATGCACCCTCTCATAGAATTGTTTGTATTTGCTGGCGGCAGCGTCCCAAGTAAAAGCTTTGGCCGTGTCGTAGGCTTTGCGTATTTTATCTTGGTCGCGCACATGGTTTGCTATGGCTTCTACCAGCGCGTCTGTGGTTGGCTCAATAATCGTGCAATTGTCGTCATTGCAATAGTCGCGCATCCCGCACATGGCCGTAGTGATTAGAGGCGTTCCGGCAATCATGGCCTCAAGCCCGGTGATTTCAAACGGTGCGGCGTTGATGCTTGGAACTAGGGCGACATCACACGCCCGAAGATACGCGCATTTCTGGGCTTCGGTGTGTACGTTGTGCCAGTGGAAGTTATCTAGCAAGATGTCTGCCGACTCAAGATAGCGGCCTGTTTCAGCGAATCCCTTATGGTCATTGCTTACCGCAGCAAACACATGGAAGTTGTAACCGGGCAGTCTTTCCGCTGCTTCGACCACCAGCTTGATGCCTTTGGTTGGAACAGCCCGACCGCAAAAATACACATTCTTGCCCTCAAGTTTTATTTGCTCGCTTTCATCCAATGGGCTTACGCCATTATGAATAACCGCAGCCGGGCGGTTTGGCATTAGATCGTCAAGCTGGTATTGCGCAATTATCTTCTGGGCATAGGGTAGCGAAACATAGGTGTTATAGGCTTGCGTCAGACATTTGATTTCAAGGTGTGCTTCTTCGCTCGATACTTTGTTCCACTTAGGCCAGCCAATGTTTTCGACAGCAAATGACAAATGGTTTGTGTAAATTATCTGGCAACCATAAAGGGCTTGCGCAACCTCAGCTACAGGCCACAACCATGAATCGTGCAGGTGAATGATGTCTATCGGCTCGTTCTTCCAGTAATGGCATAGATGTGTCGCCATGCGCTGCCAGATCAAGCGGTGGTAGCCCATGTCAGCAAAGCGCGGTGTATCGCCCTCGATATTGACGGAGAGGATATTGCCCTCTTTTCGGCCTTCCGGGTGGTTGTCGTCAAAACAAAGCACATAAGGAATGACACCGATTTTCTTCTGCGCCTCGGTGATACCTTTAACCGCAACGCCAAGGCCGCCAGTAGGATAATCAGGGTCGTTGATGCAGATGTGAAGTACCCTCATGGCGTGGTATCCTTATCACCGCGCCATAAATAATACCGCTGCCGTGCGGTGATGGTACGTGTTCCTGCGGCCAAGTTGCGCCAGATTACTTCTAAGTTTGTTCCGCTGATTCTCACTGAATCAATGCGGAATTCTCCGACTGTGCCTCTGCCAACGCCCAAGAAGGACGCTGCGGTGACGAAGCCATCGCCAACATTCAACCGTGATTGGAATGTGCCGCTATATGAAGCGCCTATGTATGTTATAGCCCCGCTAACCCCTGATGATTCACTGGTTGACGTGCCAAAATGTATAAGCGCACCCGTACCATAATTCCCCGATGTGGTATCCCGCACAATCATGCATCCGTTCGTCCAATCGCTTGCATTAAGGGCAATATTCTGTGTGTAGGTGGACGATGCGCTTACTGATTGCGATATAGTAGTTTCCGATGCCGCAACTCCGAACTCGTAGCCGAGCATGGTTTTAGCCGTGGTCATGCTTAGTTGTTCAATATCACCCGTGCCGGATGTATTGCGCCCTAGGAATTGTGCGGTAGCGATTTGGGCTATATTGCTAAATGGCAGGTCGCCTGTGACTTGAGTTGTGAGATCAACCGAGCCTTGAAATGCGAGCGCACCAAAATTTCCAGAAGCAATAATCTTATCCGCAAGATCGGCCCCGGATACATACTTTGCCGAGCTTTTGTTGTTATCATAATAAGCATAAATTGATGATGTCGCTGCCGCGTCAACTGCGCCATCAGAGGTTAGCCCCCCAATTAAATTGGCTACCGCGCCATCTGCGTTATCTGCGCTTGTACCACCATGCTCTATGGGCACAATTCCTAGAAGTGCCAAGATGTCAGCAGTAGTCAGTTTCTCAGCGGCCTGACGTATCAATGTGAACAAAACACTCATTGAGATAGCCTGTAGTTTATCGTCCCGCTCACGTAACTGGTACAATTCCAGCTATAAAGTATGTTCGGCTCCGGTTCGTAGATACCCAAGTTGACCGGCGCCGTGTACGCTGCCTCGTTACCTGCAATGTCTTTAGAGACAGGTAGCCACGTGGTACCGCCGTCAAAAGACTTCTCGAGTTTCACCGTGCCAACAAACGTGCCCCACAAAGCGGCGTTGAAAAGGTCTTTAAACACCGGGGGGACAGAACCGCTGCCAGATTGTGTACCGCGCGTAGCATTTCCTGACCGGCCGGTCCCTGTGAACTGGCCGGAGACGATAGTGTGCGCTACTTCTTGCCCGCCCGGTGTCTGTTTGCCCATGTCTCTTTACGAAGCAATCGCGCTCGCCTTTGCCTTGATAGAGTCGATCTCGTCGTTGAGGGCTTTCAGCGTGGCCTCACGTTCTTCGATGTCTGCGTCGAGGCTCTTAGCTCTGGCCTGTTTCGCTTTAATGTCATCGTTGACTTTCTTCACCGAGGCATTGGCTTGGTCGATCAGCTCGTTGACTCGTTTCGCTGCCTCGTCTTTGCTTTTCGCCACGTCTTCAACAGCCTTCGCGCGGGTAAGTGCCGCTTCGTCTTTTGCCTTTGCAACATCTGCTTTTGCAGAAGCAAGTTCAGCTTTGGTGGCGTCCAGCTCTTGCTGCGCCTTCTCTTCTTCCTTCTTCGCAAGTGCTGCGCGTTTGCGTGCCTCAGCTTCCAGCTGTTCGATGCTGCCGACGTCATCTACCGCTTGCGCGAGGTCGACAACGGATTGAAAAAGCCGGCCGAACGTCTTGACGTCAGCTACGGTATCTTTGAGTTTATTTGCCATGATGTCTGCTCCTGTTCTTACGGTTTCATCACCAGTGTTACGGTGAGTTTGGTGTCGTCGTCACCGTCCGCGACGCGCGGCTGCGCAGCGACGAAAGACGGCTCGACGGTGTAAAGGCCGGGTTTGCTGAAGGCCAGCTTGGCGCCGTGACGATCACTAAGCGTGTGGAAGTTCTCATTATCGTTGGTGCCTTCAAACACGAGTCGGCCTTTCTCGCCGAAAGCGCCTTCCACCTGAATCGAAAGGTGAGTGTAGTTTTCCGACTTGACTGGCGTGCCTACACTCTCGGTGAGCGTGAGTCCTTCCCACTGTTTTATGCGCTGCCCTGTGTCACCTTTGGGTGCGAGGTCTTTAACTTCAACGTAGTTATCCATATTAATCTCCTATTTGCTGTAGAGCATTTCAGCCGGGTCGATTGTCGACTTCATTGGCGAAATACCCATATCGGTTAATTGCAGACGCATACTTACATCGTTGCCAGTGTCATCCCCGTCGCGCTCAACGCTCTCCGTGACACTCTCGACAACGGCTACGGCCTGTATGCTCACCACTGTTCCAGCAGGGATTGGCGTTGTGATACCAAGGGCTTCGCACTGGTCATCATTGAGCGATATGCACGTGCCGTATCCGTACGGGTTTGGTGGACACGGTTCGCACATGCCAGAGTCGTCAGTTTTAAGGCTTGCAAGTTTCATGTACCATCTCCTCATGTGTAACCGGAGAACGCACGGGTCACGTCGGTGAGCGCGTTCTTCGAGTCGGTGGGTGCGCTGGCAAGTGCTTTCGCGGTGTTCGCCGCGCTTTCTGTTGCCATCATCTGTTGCTGTTTAGCCATCGCGTCGGCCTTGGCCTTACGGATAAGGGCGAGCTTCTCGCCGGCGTTCACGAGCTCAGGGTCGATGCCGAGCATGTCTGCGTAGCGATCTGCCCACTCGTCTTCGTTGAACTTGTCGAGCACGCCCGGTTTGAAGGTCGCAACTTCCCCAAGGCGAACGACATAACGATCGACACTGTTAGTGCTGATTGCCCGTTGCGCTTGTGCCAGCATGGAGACGAACTCGACATTGAGGTCTTGGCCTTGCAGCTCTTGCGGTGGTGGTGGCGTGATGCCAGTCTCGACCATACGGTTGAATGTCAGGCTGATCAGCGGGTCGAGGGCTTCGTTGTGCAGACGCTCGAGCACGGGGCCGAGCATGAGTAATTTCTCTTCGTGACGCTCTGCGACTTCTGTTGCTGTGATGCCGGTGTGGTCGATGTTAGATAACATCAGGAACAGGTCTGTGTAGAACGCGCCGTTGATGCGCTCGCGCACGTCGCGGATATCTTCAAGCAAATGTTGCAGGTTGAGGTTTACCTCGAACATGGAGCGCACGCCGGAGGACGGACCGGTCATGTCGACATAAGACACACCCCCGGGTAGACGATCTACGTCGCGGTTCTTCAAGCTCAGTGGTACCTGCAACGGAGGCTTGGTCTGGTAGTCGATGCCTTCTGCCTTGCGTAGCTGCTCGTGCTGCAACTGTTTGATGTCGCCGAGGGCTTCCATACCGGGGCACGAAGTCGCGTAGATGTCACCACCGGACAGCGACCAGCGCGGAGCGATAGCCCTAAACTGCTTCATTCCTGATTCACGCAGGTATTTATCTTCGTTGCTTCCTGACTCGAAATAGCAAGACTTCCACGCCATGTTGAGCGGGTCGCGTTTGCTTGGGTCGCGGCTGGTGCGTGGTTCGATCATGTGCACGATGGTCACCCACACATCGAGATCGCCACGGTCATAAAGATTCTTTACGGTCTGACTGCAGTTGTTGTAGCCAAACTCAGCGACTAGGCCACCAACCTGCTTGTCAAACTCACGTGCCAGCGTGTTGACAGAACCGCCGTAGTCGGTCGCAAGCCTGAACTCACCGAAGGTGAGCGGATAATGTTTGATCACGTCGCTGAAGTCGTCCATGACAATCGAGGCTGCAGTGCCGAAGCAACCGAGTTCCTCGTACATCATGTGCAACGTGCGGTACGTGTTCGACCGTTGGAAAATATACAGCATGTTGCGCGTGACATCGTTCAACCACAACTTGACGTTGGGTGAGCGCATGAGGTCTGGGTCTGGTGTCGCCAACCGGAACCACGGGCGAGCTGGGGATGTAGCCCCGCCCATGAGGCCAGCACCAAGCACACGCAGTGCACGCGTGCCGGTGTTGTCGTAAATCAGGTTATGACGGCGGTCGCCTTTATTGCGGTCAGACGTGAGGAAACGTCCAGAACGCGGCAAGATAAACTGGCTGAGATCGCGGCCGTGGTTACGCCAGCTGCTGAACTCGACATCCAATGCAGAATATCGCCGCCTGAGCAACTGCAGATCGGTGTACCCAGAGCCGGCTGGTGCCATGTCTAAACTCCGAGTAAAGTGTTTTTACCCAGCAAGAGCATTGAGGGGTCGATACCAGCGGGACCGGTGAGCATCGTGCCTGATTGGCCTGACTGGCCGGCTTGCTGGTTGGATGCGAGCAACGCTGCAGTGTTCGGTTGTTTCGCGTTACGGCGGTTCGTGTCTTCTTCAGCAGCTTTCGCTTGTTTTTCGCTTGCTGCAGTAGCTTGCGCAGATGCCCTACGGGTGGCTCTGGCTTGTTGCATACCGGTGTATGCACTGCCGGCTGCGCCTAGAATCGCCCCTCCGACAGCAATGGTTATGGGGTCGCACATGTGCAAAGCTCCTCTTAGCGTAAATCGTCATACGGATTGTAAGTTTTGCGCGGTTGGGTATGCACACCAAGGAAGGCGTAGGGGTCGTACTCTTGCTGCTTCGTGTTCTCGCGACCCTTGTTAAATGTCAGTTTGGGCGTGTCCATTGCAGCAAGGAATATGGCACTCGCCCAGTCCGGGCTGCGGCCAAGCCGGTCGATAATATCATCACGCGATTCCACCTTGATCGTACGGCCCGATACGCCCCAGCGGATACTGCATAAATCCGCTTTGAGACGTGCGTCGGGTGGTATCGCAATGCCGGTGTTATTGGCTGGGTCTAGCAATTCACGGAACAGCCAGCCGAGTTGTGATCGCATGTTGAAGAACGATAGCAACCCGGATTTATCTTTGCGTGTCGCGGTTACGCGCACATCAACACCGATGACTGGATAGTTCGGTATCGCGTTCATGTGATCATATACCGCTGCGCCGACGCCGATAACGTCCACGTGCACAACGGCGCCATCACGCGCAGCAGCCAAAGCGAGCCCAGCAGCTCTCGGCCCGTCTGGTGTTTCGCTGCCGGGGTGCACTTGTGGTCTGTCGAACCACATGCCGTGGCGTGGTAGTAAGATCGTGTTGTCGCGCCCGCCGCGTGCAACGTCCATGCCGAGCGAATCCATCTCAGGTTTTGGCGATAGCTCTTTCCAACGCGCCATTGCTTCTTCCACCCACGATGTCGGGCAGAGCTGCCACGGGTCGTCTTGCATACCGGCGCGGAAATCGCCTTTTAACATCTGTGAACGCAATGGTTCAGGTAACGCTTGGAGTGTGGACATATAGCCAGTTCCCATAAGGTAAGGGTTGTCGCTCACACGCGCTGAAATGAACGTACGTGTTTTGGGTGTGATGATGTCTTCACGAGCGAATTGCGCCGGGTCGAAATCAAATACAGGTTCGTCACCCACCAGCACAAAAGGTCGCCCGTCATCGAGCCATATATCGCGCCCGTTGGGGTGTTGCTCTGTCGCTGGCAAACTTGCTGCCCAGCGCACTTCGCCGGGTACTGCAGGTTTTGGGTGTTTCGGGTCGAGCCACGGAGCGAAGAAATCAATAATCCATTGGCCTTCTGTGTTGGTGGGTGGGTTGAATGTGAGTAACGTTTGGCAACGTTGGCCGGGTGTGGTGGTACGCACCCAACCCATGAGAAAGCGCACTTGCGACGCTAGGAAATTTGCAGCCTCTTCGATAACCAACAGGTCTTTCGGGCGTCCTTGGTGCTTCGTTTCGTCACCTGCGTGTGGTGCAGAGCCTAATTCAATTTGCACTTTGCGTGGCCCAGCTTCACGCCACACTTTCTCTTGGCCGTTATAGCCGTCGCGACTGCCCAGTATCTCGGTGAGCCGGTCGATAATACCCATGAGCTGCGTTGCTTCACGACGGAAGATTGCAATCTTGCGGTGTTTCCTGAGTGCTTTGCCGATGCCTAAATCTGTCTTGCCACCACCAGCAGCGCCACCGTAGCCAAGGATATCCGCGTCGCAGTCAAACGCCATCTGCTGGGGCAGATTATCCGGGTGTGGTTCCCAGATTTCATTGTACATCGTGAGTGTTTCGTCGACAAATGCACGCTCTGCAGGCGTGAGCGCATCGTAGAGTTCTGGCGTCCAACCGCCGGTGTTCATACTAAATCGCTGCCGTCTTGGGCGCGTCGCGCTGCTTCTTTGCGTAGGATTTCCAACTTAGCAAGGCGTTGTTCTTTTGTGATTGGCGCAAGGCTGCCGTCAGGGTTGGTGATCTCGTTGATGATCTTGTCGCCGTACTTCTTCGGGAGCATCTTTGAAAGGGCCCACCGGCGTGTGTCAATGCGCAGTTTAGACCGCGATATGTGCTCGTGATTCGCTACTTCTACAATGTTCCCGCGTTCGGTTTCGCGCGTCATCCAATCGTTCGAGCCGTCGTCTGCAATATCAAAGAGCTCTTCAAAAATGACGTCGGCTTGTATTTCTTTCGCGCGTGCATACTGGCTGGCAAAGCCTTGAGTATCCTTGATAACCCAGTCAGTTACCGTACTCCGATTAGGCATGTGCTCGTCGCGACAAATTGAACGCAACGATTCAGCCTGTGCTAAACGTGCACATATCTCATCGGCGATTTCTTTTGTGAAAGTTGTAGGTCTGCCAGTCTTTGCCATACCCAGAAATCCTAGCAATTGCTAGCCTCTGGTATGCACACCGTCAGACGAGATCGTGCCCTCGCGATAAATCCTTGCCGACGCGCACTGCGTTATTCTCGTCAATCACAACCGTTTTATAACGCTCAGGCGTGGCTGAACGCCTACGGTATTTCACAATGTCCTTCACCGTGTCGCGTGACACTTCAATGCCCCAAAGGTCTTTGCACACGCGCACTAATGACCGGTAACCGAACAAACCCTCTTCATACAACCCACGAATATAATCGACCTGCTCGTTAGACAATTTCGCGTGTTGGTGGTGTTCACCGACTCTTATGCCGCGATCAGTCACACCGTAAATTATCTTTTTCATTTTAGACTCCCTGCCTTAACTTGTAATTTTTTACGTGTTACTCTGTTACCTTTTGATACCCTTTTCTCTATAACCTTTTGCCAGAGATATATGGGGTTCTGTCCCCTATATTTATTAACTTTTCTCTGGCAAAAGGTTGAGGAAAGTAGAGTAACAGAGAGTAACACTTCAGCTTTTGACCCAAACTCTTCTCAACACACCATCAACTCGTAAAATTTTACGTGTAAATTTTTGCTCGCGCAGGATTGACGCCACCCTGAGCTCGTCACCCCTTTTCACGTTGCGAAGGTCAAAATGGAGTGCGTCACGCAGCACATCGGTCATCAAAATGCACTTCCGATTTGCGGGCGCAGTACCGTCTGCATCATCAACCGTACACAACCAACGCGCGATTTCATCAGCCCACACGTCAGACATACGGTGTTCATCGTGCACCTCGGTTGCAGCCTCCTGCGCACCGCTCCACGCAACACCGCCGATCAGCCTGAAGAGTTCGCGTGCTTCCGCCCACAGCTGCAGACGGTCAGTACGGATTGAATTTACATCCACCTTGCCGCACCTCACCGGCAACCAGCGGCGGTTACCGGTTGTATCTGCCAAAAACTCTTCTTGATTCGTGGTGCCGATGAAGACGCAGCGCCTTGGGTATTTCTGTGCAAATTCCTGATATTTTGGCACCCAGCTCTCGTAGGTGCGCGTGATGAACTCCTTGATACTCTCCATATCCCGTGTGTGAAGACCGCGCAGCTCGCCGAACTCGATTACCAATTTGCCGCGCATACGTCGCGCGAGGTCAGCGTCACGGTCGAGGAGATTGATTGTTTCGGTGAACTCGAACGACGGCACAAGCTCAGACACGCCGTAGCTCTTGCCCACACCTTGGTTGCCGATCAACACCGGCACCATATCTGCTTTGACACCCGGCACCAGCACACGGCCAGCAAGCGCAGTCCACATGTAGATGGAAACATCGCGCGTATAGTCGCTATCTTCAGCGCCGAAATAATCGCGTAGGAAACTTGCTACACGCTCCACACCGTCCCATTTAAGCCCCTCTAACCACACCGTAGCAGTATCGAACGGGTTGAGCCCAGCGACACGGTGCACCACGTCGCGCATCATCTCTTTGCTGACAGGACGGAACCCTTTAAGTTCGAGCTCACCACGCAGCCTCGTGTAATCGACGTCACGGAACGGTTGCCACTCGCCGGGGCTATCTATATCGGAAAAGACGATCTCGTCACGGAACGTGTCGAAACGGATGTGGTTGCGGCATACGTCCGGGCGCTGCAATATTTTTTCAAGGTTAGGTATCGTCGCCAGTATCCTTCCAAGCTTGTCGCGCTCCAAGGAAGGCAAAGGCTTTGCTACTTCTTTGCTTTCTTCCTCGATCACTTCAAAATCTTTCATCCTGATACCGAGAGCGTCGAGGAAGTCTGCATCAGTGCGCTCTGCGCAATGCGCGTGGAGGCAGACGAAATGGCCTTGCTCGTAGCCGCGCGTGCCGCGTGGGAAGTAAGCGGTCTGCGTCTCGCCACTGTCCATCGTATGTTCAGTCTCGAACGGGCAGGTGATGAAGGCTTGGCCGTCTTTGCCCCAGCTCAGTATATCGAGGTGTTCAAGCGTGGGGTCGAACAAATCAACCGTCTCTGCGCATTTCCTGACCGCGCCCTCGCTCGGCTGAGCTACACCAAACTCCTTCACCAACGCAGCCCAGAGCAACTCGAACTCTTCTTCACTCAATAACGGGAAGTTGTCATGACCCCACCATTCCCATTCGTAGCGCACGCCGCTGGTGTGGGTGCCAGCTGCAATGAACTGCTGACCGTTGGCAAGGAACTCGATAATGCCGCCTTCCACTTTCAATATGCGCTTAGCGAAGACACCTTGCAGACGGAACGCGAGCAGGAACTTTCCTGAACCCTCGCGATAACGCTCCGGTAAACCGAGCGCGTTCAGGTGACCACCAATGAACTCACCAATAGCAGCTGCTTTCTCCTTGTCTTCAACGTCCACATCGAGCGCGCGCACTTCACGCGTCTGTATGCAGATGCCGTAGTCAGGTTCCGCCGACCACTCCGTGATATTGGCGCCGGTCGCTTTGTGTTCTGTCCATGAAGGAAAACCCGCCACCTTGCGCTGCTTGTTGTAAACACTCGGCGTCTTGCCGAGCGCCTTCATCTTACTGTTAGGTGAGATCACAGCGCCGGGGTTCGACACCACCGGCAACAGATCGGCCGTTAAGCCCAGCATTACATCAAATTGCGCCCAGTCCTCGGGGGTCGCGCCGAAACGTTCCGACACGGCGACTTACTTGCAGAAATGCAGGAATAACGCTTCAAAAGTGATGTAAGCGACAAACACTATTAAGAGTGCCACACTTACGGTGAATACGGCAACCGCACAGGTCTGTGCGTTTTTACGGAACTTCTCTTTTTCTTTTGCAAGGAACGCTTCTTGTTGGCGGATAGTATAACCACGGTTGTCGTGGTGTAGTGTGTAGAGTCTTTTCATGTGGCTGCTCCCCTGTGATATGAATAAATCCCGTTCTTCTAGCTTCAGCCCTTCAAGGCTTGACGGCTTCATAAGCCGTTCTTTTGTTGTGTTTCCGTTGCGGTAGTTTTTTGTTTTGCAGTGAACTCGTAGACACCACACAAAACCTGCGCCTCTGACGGATTCTCCGGGTGATGCACTTCGAGTACGATGGTCTGCTTATGCGCGAGTGGCTGTGGCAATGTCACTTGGGCGACGCCGCCATTGCCAAAATCAATAGTGACGGTGGGTTTCACGCGATCTGCTCCTCGTGCGTGATACCGCACTTACGTGCGTGCGGGCACGAGTTGCACGCAGGACAAAGGTCAGCGCGGGTTACACGCGGCAAACGCCCCTTGCTCTTTTTGCGGAGCTCTTCCGCTGCATCTTCTATGCGCCCCGCTAAATCGGCACTCGCCGTGCGGGCATTATTCGCTAATTGGTAGAGGTACTCACGGGACGTCCCGGCCGTTTCTGCTAATTTCGCTTGCTCATCGGCCGTAGCTGCTATCATCCACTCTTTCATCATGAAATGTCCTCCCGGGGTTATATCAATTGCTATATCGTCCTTTACAATAGTGTATAATATTCTGTCAACAGGCAACTTTAGCAGTTGCTATAATGCAACATGTGTGCTAAATGCCACAGACTATGCCCAGTTTTATAGACGAACTTAGACGCGAAAATTTGCGGCAACTCATACGTGATGTGGGTAGCGCCACTAAACTCGCCAAGAAACTAGGACACAAGAACTCTAGTTACATCACGCACTGGTTGTCGAACCGCCGGCCGATATCAGAGAAGGCTGCGCGTGGGATAGAGGAGAAGCTCCTGCTCCCTCTCGGCTGGATGGACTTTGACCACAGCAACGGCGTGCCGCCGTCCGCGCCGGTTGTCGGGTTTAACGAGCCTCCTCGCTTCTCGGATTATGTAAACCACATTGAGAACAAGGAAGTTGACTTGCAGCTTTACGAGACTGTGTTCAACATGGTTGTCGAGTGCATGAAGGAGACGTTGACGAAGCTCACCGTAGCGAAGTTTGAGGAACTGCTCGCGTTCGCGTATGGTGACGCGGTGAATGCTAGTCGCAACGGTGCGACACTTGAAAAAGCCTTTATCTACCGCGTACTCAAACTTGCTAAATAGCAACTGCTAGAACGCACCCAGCCGTATTTTTATACGTGTATGTAAATTTCTGCGCCCCCATCTTATACTTTTTTGTAAAAAGATAGTTGACAGTTTTGTAAAGCAGTTGCTATAAGTCGAGTTGCGTAACAACTGATGAAAGGAAAACGCAACATGTCATTAGAACAAGCCCTCATTGAGAACACCGCAGCCGTTAAGAACCTTGCAGCTCTCCTGTCCGCCGGCGACAACAAAGTGCCACCGTTTGTCGCGAGAGAAGTAGCTGCAAAAGAAGTAGCCGCTGAAAACAAGAAAGCGTCTACCGCTGTCGTCGATGCAACTGCCCCGAAGACCGCTGAAGCAAAAGCGACGAAGGCGGTAAAAGCTGAAGCGCCAAAGACGGAAACAAAAGCACCGGCTCCGAAAGCAGCCACTGTTTCCGACTATGCGCCCGTGAAAGATTTTACGTTGAAGCTTGTTAAGGAAAAAGGACGCGAAGTAGCTCTCGCGCTTCTCGGTGAGTACGGCGTTGAACGCGCTGACCAGCTGAAGCCTGAACAGTACGCTGAGTACGTTGAGGCCGCGAAAGCCAAGCTCGAGACCGAAGAGGAGCTGGCCTAGTGCGAGCAGTCAAAGCAAAAGCCCTGCGTAAGATGGCAAAGCTGGTTACGCAGGGCCAGCCTGATCGTCGGCTTGTGTGGCACGATCAGCAAGTGATGAAACTCGTGAACGGCAAACGCCAGCCAGTCATGGTTTCTTACGCCGTGAACGCCCCGGAAACCACACGTGGTGTTTACAGAAGATGGAAGAAGATATCGGTAAAGGGAAGGACGGTTTTTAAAGATGCCAGCCCGCTATAAAGGAACGTGCATTGGTGGTATCGCTGACGGTCACTGGGTCGAACGTGACGACTCTAACATCCGTATCGACGCGCAGAAGCGTGGTGCCGACGGGAACCCCGTCAACATAGAACACACCGACTACCAGTTCTTGCTTCTCCTCGGCACCAGCAACGTAGAGATAGGGGTGTGGGCTCCGCAGGGTACCAAGCTCGAAGACGTCGTGAACCGGTTAGTGCGCTACTACAACCCACGCACCGGCATGATCGGCGAACCTAAACCCAACACCATTCCAATGAGGTTATCGTGACCGAACAATCAGCACACGCACGCTTGTCGCCTTCTTCCGCGCACCGCTGGATGCGCTGCGCCGGTTCGCTCGCGCTCGAGGAGAAGATACCAAACACCAGCAGCAAATATGCAGATGAAGGCACCGACGCCCACGAGCTGGCTGCGCTCACACTCCTCAGCCAAGCAAAGCAGACATGGCAGTTTGAAGGGCGAGTGTTGTCGAACGGGTATACAGCTGACGCCGAGATGTGTGACGCAGTTCAGCAGTACGTGGACAATGTGATGGAGTATGCTGAAGGTCATATCCTGCTCGTCGAGCAGCGCGTCGATTTCTCAGACAGAATTGGTGTAGCCAACAGCTTCGGCACATCGGACGTAGTGATACTGACCCCGGACGAAATCCAATGCCACGATTTAAAATACGGCCGGGGTGTGCAGGTTGACGCTGAGCACAACGAGCAGCTCATGCTTTATGCGCTCGGCGCTTTAAACGAGTTCGGCATGTTAGGCGATTTCAAGCGCGTACGTTTAGTTATCCACCAGCCACGCATTAAGCACCTGAGCGAGTGGGACTGCACGGCGGACGAGTTGATAGCTTTTGGTGAAGAAGCGAAAGAAGCAGCGTATCAGGCTTTACTTAAAGTTTCGATCTCGCAAACTCAAAAGCTGACCTACGATCATTTTTCACCCGGCGAAAAACAGTGCCGCTTCTGCCGCGCTAAGGCCACGTGCCCCGCGCTTATAAAAAAAACTTCAGAAGCAACTGCTGTCGACTTTCAAGACCTCACCGGCGAGACGACCCCAGAAACCTTGGAACTTCTCGAGGGTTTCATCAAGGCCAAGAGGGCGGAGATAGAAGCAAAGCTCTTTGCAGGTGAGCAACTTAAGTATTGGAAACTGGTTGAAGGCAAACGCGGCCACCGCAAGTGGGCGGATGCCAAGGAAGCAGAGGAAGCGTTGAAGTCAATGCGTTTCAAGATTGAAGAAATGTACGACATGACACTGATCACGCCAGCAACCGCAGAGAAGCTAACCAAAGACACCCCTCGCCGGTGGAGCCGGTTGAAGGAGCTGATTACCCAGAGCGAAGGCAAGCCGTCCGTCGCTCCGGTAACCGACAAGCGACCGGCGCTTGCCGTTAAACCCGTTGCCGATGATTTCGCCGTGGTCGGAGACGAGCTTGCATGAACGAACGGCGCAGAACAATCAACATTAAAGACTACCCCTATTTTTTAGAGAAAGGAACTGACGCAATGATTATTACACTGAAAAATGTACGACTGGCTTTTCCCGAACTGTTCGAGGCAAAGACTGTAAATGGTGAAGGCGAACCGGCGTTTTCGGCGAGCTTCCTCATGGCTAAGGACGACCCGCAGGTAAAAGAGATCAACGCTGCGATCGACGAAATTGCCAAAGCAAAGTGGGGCGCCAAAGCTGCTGGCGTTATTAAAGAGATGCGTGCGAAAGACAAAGTGTGCTTACACGATGGTGACCTCAAAGAGAACTACGCAGGTTTCCCCGGTAACATGTTCATCTCAGCCCGCAACAAGACGCGCCCGCTGGTGGTTGACCGCGACAAAACGGAACTCAGCCGCGCCGACGGCAAACCCTACGCCGGCTGCTACGTGTTTGCCTCCATTGAGCTCTGGGCACAAGATAATAATTATGGCAAGCGCGTGAACGCCACACTGCGTGGCGTCCAGTTCTATAAGGACGGCGACGCCTTCACCGGTGGCGCTCCTGCCAACCCGGATGAGTTTGAAGACTTGGCCGTTTCAGAGGAGGAACTGGCTTAAGGAATATGGTTGGGTACCTGACTTCGCGAGGAGCAGGCGGTGGACATACGTGTCATCGGTACAGCCCAACGATAGCGAGAGTGCCGGGGCTAACACACCCCGGGCTCTTTGCGGTAGCGGGAGCCCTAAGATAGCGACTCCCAGATCGACGGCTCTGGGTTTGGTAAAGCGTTAAGACCAAATAGGACACCCGCTACCGCAAAGAGCAACTACACAGGGGATTTATGACAACGATACCTTTTACAGTGCAGATTGAACGTCAGCGTGAGGCAGAGAAACTGCAGGAAATGCTAAACGACTACTACCGTTGTCCGAGCAAGCGCAAAGAACAGGACTTTGACGCTGCACGCGAGAGTTTCCAGATTAAGCATGACATGGATTTTGTAGAGGCGCTACCGGCGAAAGCGAGAGCAGTTTCGTGACCATACTCTTTCTCGACCTAGAAACTTACAGCGAAGTGCCGATTAAGAACGGCACGTACGTCTACGCCGAAGCGGCCGAAGTTATGCTTGTAGCCTTCGCGGTTGATGACGGACCGGTGGAAGTGATCGACTTCACGCACAACGCTAAAGCCACTGCCGCAGAGGTCATGGCGCTAGCTGATAAGAAAGGGCGTCTTTTTGCGGATTGTATGTACTACGACACCACCATCGCCATACACAACAGCATGTTCGACCGCACTGTCCTGCGCCACGCGCTGGGTGTCGAGATACCAGTCGAGCGCGTGCACGACACGATGGTACGCGCCCTTGCGCACGGGCTACCCGGCTCGCTCGGGACGTTGTGCGAGATCATGGGCGTGCCAGTTGATAAAGCGAAAGATAAACGCGGACGTGAGCTGGTCAACTTGTTCTGCAAACCGCGACCGAAAAACCAAAAACTGAGGAGGGCAACCCGTGAAACTCACCCCGTGGAATGGCGACAATTCGTCGAATACGCAAGACTCGATGTCGAAGCCATGCGTGCAGTCTATCACAAGCTCCCTTCATGGAATTACCGTAACGGTGAGCTTGAACTCTGGCGTCTGGACCAACGCATCAATGATCGCGGGGTCTGCGTTGATACGGAACTGGCTCGAGCAGCTATTACAGCAGTTGAACGCGCACAGTCCAGTCTCGCAACACGCACCAGCACTGCCACGCTTGGACTCGTTAGCTCCGCTAACAAACGTGACCAGCTTCTCCGATTTATACTCGGAGCCTACGGAGTAGAGTTGCCCGACCTGCAGGCCGACACACTGGAACGGCGCATGAGCGACCCCGACCTGCCGATTGAACTGCGTAACCTGCTCGGCATACGGCTGCAGGCGAGCACCACCAGCACGAGCAAATACAAGTCCCTGATCAATGCCGTGTCACCCGACAACCGCCTGCGCGGCACGCTGCAGTTCTGTGGCGCCAGCCGTACAGGTCGTTGGTCAGGCCGCACCTTCCAGCCGCAGAACTTACCGAGACCTAACCTCAAACAGAAAGTGATCGACGATGGAATCGAAGCCCTTAAAGCCGGATGTGCTGATCTGCTCTACGATAATGTTATGGAACTCACTAGCAATGCTATACGTGGCTGCATTGTTGCACCCGCTGGGCGCAAGCTGGTCGTGTCCGACCTGTCGAACATCGAAGGGCGTACCGCAGCGTGGCTTGCCGGTGAGGAGTGGAAGCTCGAGGCTTTCAGGAACTATGACGCTGGCGAAGGGACAGACCTCTACCGGCTGGCCTACGCAAAGGCGTTCAACATTGACCCTAGTGAAGTAGACGGCGGGGAAGAGAAAGGACCGCAACGCCAGATCGGTAAAGTGATGGAGCTCATGCTTCAATATGAAGGTGGCGTAGGCGCGTTCATCACCGGTGCCGCGACGTACGGGATTGACCTTGACGAGATGGCCGAGGCGGCGTGGGACGTTATACCTGCCGATACACTTGCGGAAGCTGAAGGCGCGTGGAAATGGGCGACCAAACGCAAACAGACTTTCGGACTAGAAGCTAAGACCTACGTGGTTTGCGACGCGCTGAAGCGCCTGTGGCGCGAAGCCCACCCCGAAATCAACTCTTATTGGCCTGAGTTGTCGGTTGCCTACGTGTACGCGTTGTCTAACCCGGGTGTGGACTGCACCTGCCGCAAGCTCACCTTCCGCCGTGATGGCGCGTGGCTGCGCATCATCCTGCCTTCTGGCCGCTCACTCTGCTACGCGAGCCCGCGCTGCGAAGACGGCAAGATAAGTTACATGGGTATGGACAATTACAGCCGGAAGTGGAGACGCATTACTACCTACGGCGGCAAGTTATTCGAGAATATTTGCCAAGCTGTCGCGCGTGATGTGATGGCGGCGAACATGCCAAAGATTGAAGAAGCCGGGTATGAGATTGTCCTCTCCGTACATGACGAACTTATTACCGAGGCGCCGATGACGTACTACACAGACCCGACTCTCCCACCGTACCCGTCACACACTTCTCGGATATTGTCTAAACTACTCGCCACCAACCCCAAGTGGGCGCCCGACCTGCCACTCGCCGCCGGTGGTTTTGAAAACTACAGATACAAGAAGGATTAAGCATGAACACACCTATCATTCTAAAGAAGCCAAACACCAACAGTTTCGACGAAGCGCATCTTGTGCCTTACGAAAAAGCCGCTCGCATTTTCTGCCAGAAACTCGGCATAAACCCTGACGAGATACGGCAAGTACCACACCCGGGAGGGTTGGCAATGATGGTCGACCGTCCGTGTTGGCGCTTTGCAGCTGATGAGCTGGTTGACCTGAGCCTGAAGCTCGCATCATTGCGCGAAGCGGTTGACAAGAAGGACAACTGATATGCGCGAGCGCGACGTAGAACGGTACCTGAAGAAACGGGTAGAAGATTTAGGCGGCGAAGTGCGCAAGGTCAAATGGGTCGGCCGGCGCAACGCGCCAGATCGGTTGGTCATGCTTCGCATGTACCATGCTTTTGTAGAGCTAAAACGCCCCGGTAAAGAGGCGACACCAGCCCAGATGCGTGAGCACGAACGTCTGCGCGTTGCCGGTTTTGAGGTCTACGAGATCAGCAGCATTTCCCAAGTCGATTGGTTCCTGACGTATGCGCAGTCCTAACTACAAAATTCACATGGTGTCTTTTGAGAATCTCGATAATCCGGGTTCTTTCAGTACGCTCATGGTTGGCCGAGGAGAAATGCCGCAAGCGTGGCAAGCCCAGCTAATGCAGCAATACGCAGAACGGACCGCGACTTTACCGGTGGTAGCTGAAGAAGGGTGGGACTTGGTATGACATTGAAATACCCACATGACCGGCGGAAAGGTTTTGTTTTGCTGTCAGTATACAAGAAAGGAAAAGAACGGGTTTTGGTCCCCTATATGCCCCGTTTTGAAGAGAGATTCTATTGGTTCAGATACCAATGGAACCGTGCTATTCTGTTGTGGCGTTGGTACAGATCATGACCCGCGTACCCTTCGTTCCTCGCGTTTACCAGCGATACATAGAAGACCACATGCTGGACACACCGCGTGCTGGTGTGTGGGCTGGCATGGGTCTTGGCAAGACCGTGAGTACGCTCACCGGTCTGGATAAGTTACAAATATCAGGGCATGTCACGAAGCCGGCATTGGTGGTGGCGCCCCTGCGCGTTGCCCAAAACACATGGCCTGACGAGGCGGCGAAGTGGGAGCACTTAAGCGGTATGGAAGTGCAGCCGATTGTCGGTAGTTCCGTTGAGCGGGCTACTGCCCTGCGCAACAAGAACGCCGCTGTGTTCACCATCAACTACGAGAACCTGCCGTGGCTAGTGAATTTCCTGAGCGAGAGGCCTTGGCCTTTCGGTCCGATCATTGCGGACGAGTCCACCAAGTTAAAAGGTTTCCGCTTACGGCAAGGCACTGTCCGCGCCCGGGCGCTCGCACGTATAGCCCACAGTCAGTGCGACCGTTGGGTGAACCTTACCGGTACGCCGTCGCCGAACGGGCTTCAGGACTTGTGGGGCCAGACATGGTTCCTTGACGCCGGTCAACGCCTCGGCCGCACGTTCGACGCTTTCCGTCAGCGGTGGTTTCAGAAAAGCTTTGACGGCTTCAAGATCGAACCCTTGCCGTTCGCGCAGGAACAGATCGAGGACAAGCTCAGGGATATATGCCTGTCCCTCAACGCAGCCGACTACTTTGATATCGCCGAGCCTATCGTCAACATGATCTATGTAGACCTGCCGCCGAAAGCCCGGGCGCTGTACCAAGATATGGAACGTCGCATGTTCATGGAGCTGGAAGGCCACGAGGTGGAAGCGTTCAACGCAGCAGCCCGCACCATGAAGTGTTTACAGATTGCCAACGGCGCGGCCTATGTAGACCCGGAAGTAGTTGATGATAGTTCACCCAAAGCCAGAGCATGGAAGGAGATACACGATGTTAAGATTCAAGCCCTTGAAGATGTCATCGAGGAGGCTGCTGGTATGCCAGTACTGGTTGCATACCATTTTCGCTCAGACCTTGATCGGTTACTACGGGCCTTCCCCGGCGCTAGAACATTGGATAAGAACCCAACTACCTTGCGCGACTGGAACGCTGGAAAGATACAAATATTGCTTGCACATCCAGTCAGCGCAGGTCACGGCCTCAACCTCCAAGACGGCGGCAACATCCTTGCTTTCTTCGGGCACAACTGGAACCTCGAAGAGTACCTGCAGATCATCGAACGCATAGGGCCTACACGGCAAGCCCAGTCCGGGCACAACCGCCCGGTGTTCATCCACCACATTGTCGCCCGCGACACCATTGAAGAAGACGTGATGAAGCGCATGGAGAGCAAACGCGAGGTGCAGGATATTTTACTCGAAGCATTGAAGCGAAGGAGAAAATGAGAATGACAGATATTGCTAACCTAATAACCGAGCGCGGAAAACGTTATGGAGATTTCCGAGGGCACGCATTGATCACGCAGAACATAAAAGGCGCAATGGTTCACACACCACGTTGGAAGTTGCTTAGAGACAATCAGAAAGAAGCCTTAGAGATGATCGCGCACAAGATAGGTCGCATCCTTAACGGTGACCCCGACTACAAAGATTCTTGGGACGACATCGCCGGCTACGCCAAACTCGTTGCCGATACGTTAGAGGCTTAATGCTGCTTACTCCCGAAGAGATTGTTGCACTTACCGGTTACGTCCGTAGCGACGCGCAGATGCGTGCGCTACGGGAGCTCGGCATCATCGCCAAGCAGCGTCCAGCCGACGGTCAGGTGCTGGTCTTTAGGGAGCATGTCGAAGAGATAATGGGTGTTACCCGTATAAAACAATCGGTTAATCAGGCGTTTGAGATTGACCAATCGTTAATATAATTATAGCTTCCGTTGAAGCATTTGCTATAATTAGCGGATGCCTAAACCACGGAAAACAGAGAACAAAGGTCTACCGGCTCGGTGGCGCTTCGTTAGGAACGCCTACTATTACCAAGTCCCACCCGGACGTGAAAGCGAGTGGGAAGGAAAGAAGACGTACCGGTTAGGCAGAACATTACCGGAAGCATACGCGAAGTGGGCTGAGAAAGTCGGCGAGGTATCACGTGTGACAAATGTCGGCGAGCTGCTTACACGCTACGCCCGGGAGGTGCTCCCATACAAACCTGCGAAGGTGCGTGCCGAGCGTGCGAGGCACATAGCAAAGCTTACTAAAGTGTTCGGCACTGCAAGGCTTACCGCGATTGAACCGAGGCACATCTACCTGTACGTCACCGAGCGCAGGAAGAAAAAGAAAGACAGCAAGGGGCGCCTGCTCGGTGGGCTGACTGCCGCGCGTCATGAAGTAGCAACACTCAGCCACGCCCTCAGTAAAGCGGTTGAGTGGGGACTGATTAGTAAACATCCATTTAAAGGGGAGGTGCGCATTGAAGGAGAAAAACCAAGAACCCGTTATGTTAAAGATGAAGAACTGGTCGCCGCGCTTTCATTGCCATCAGTGCGGAAAAGAGGAAGCGTGCACACTGTACACGGATATCTCCGACTCAAACTCCTCACAGGTCTACGGCGTGGCGATCTGCTCCGTTTGCGAGTATCCGATTTTACTGAAAGCGGACTCGAGGTCACTATCCGCAAAACCGGTAAGGCCGTCATTTATGAGTGGACTGAAGAGCTGCGTACAGCGTTTAAGCTTGCGCTTGAAGCAAGGCCGGTAGACGTGTCGCCGTGGCTGTTCTGCACCCGCCGGGGGGAGTGTTATTTTAAAGACGACAACACCGCAGACCCTGCCGGGTGGAACAGCATGTGGCAGAACTGGCTTGACCGGGTGATGGAAGAGACAGGCGTCAAGGTGCGCTTCACCGAGCACGATATCCGAGCGAAAGTGGGTAGCGACGCTGAGAGTTTGGAGCGTGCACGCCAGCTGCTTGCCCACGTGGATTCAAGAACTACCAACCGTATCTACCGGCGCAAGGCGGAGATCATTAAACCAACAAGATAGGAGAAGGCTCAATGAATAAAAATGTGATTATTATACCATTAATATTGCTTGCGGCGTGTGCCCAGCAGAGAGCACCTG